TGATGCAATTTCAGTTTTAAGGCATGAACTGTTACAACACGGGGAAATTTACCACGGCTTCAAAGCAAGCCTAAAATCGGCCTTAGAGCATTACAATTACTGTGGATTGCCATTTGAGCCGGAAGAAGAAATCGCAGAGAAGATACTTAATTTTATGATTGGAGAGGAAAAATGAGATTACCATTAACGATCATTGCTGTAGCAATCAACATAATAGTGTTCACAACGTTGGCTGCATTCCTTATGACGCAAATTAACGAGCAGAAAATACCGATGTTTTCTACTTTCTTCTTTACAGTGTTGGAATTAGGACTCATTCTGAATACCATATTAATCTGCACAGCGAGGTAAAAATATGCTTTTAGCATTTCCTGCGAGGATTATTCCGTTTTTTATCATAGAACGGGTTAAACCTATAATCAAACCGGAAGGATACGCTTGCCCGATTGTGGAGCGGTACGCAAGCAAATATTCTTTACATCCAACTTAGTGTAAAAAAATTTCTGTAGTCGATTATATTAAATTCGATTTTCTCCACATATATATTGTTTGCATTGCAGAAATAGTAATTATATCACACACAATTCTTTCTCCTGCTTTTGTAATGGTGCGGAGTGGGAGAAAGATTTTAGGGCTATCGCCAAGTGGTAAGGCACAGCACTTTGACTGCTGTATTCGCGGGTTCGAATCCCACTAGCCCCATTTGCCGGGTTGCGCATGTACCTGGCAATGGTTTATTTCACATAGACCCTCCGATACCCATCTAGCTCAACGGAGCTGCCTAAAGGGGCTTCAAACGTCCCGGATGGGATTCCCGTATAGGTGACAGCAAAACCAAAAAAGGGAGCCTTTGTTGCGACTGGTGGCAAAGAATCGCAACAGTAGAAAATATGGCTTTGAGGTGCTGGTAATATTTTCTACTCAGGAAATTTAGTTCAGTGGTTAGAACGCCCGGCTCATAACCGAGAAGTCCTGAGTTCGAATCTCAGAATTTCCATTTCTTCCGTATGCTACCCATCCGTTTTATGGGCAGAAAAAACTTTCGGATGAGCGTATGTGAATCAGAATGAGCAAAGATATGTAACGGCATAGGCTTGTGCTTGATCTGATTTCCCGTCCGATGAATGTTTCTTAGTTTCAATAAGCCATCACAAGCGCGCATTGATGGCAAGGGAGTTTTCAAGAAACATAAAGTCAAAAGGCATAATAATATCCGAAACAACTTCGTGGGGCTGGCACGGCATAAAACAGCCTAGTGGAAAGCATAACACGATAAACATATTGCTAACCCGGGGTGTCCGGGTTTTGGGAGAATATTCCGTAGAGGTAGCGGGGCAGACTGTAAATCTGTTGCCATTGTGGTTCGGATGGTTCGACTCCATCTTCTCCCACTGCCCCAGTTTGTCGGTTGTGGGAAACCGACGGAACATGTCTGTGTTCTTTACTGCAAATAATTTTATAGGTTCAAATCCTGTTGGGGCAATTATGTGATGCTTACAGCAATTCATCTGGGCATAACTGTTAATTATGAAAACCAAAAGCATCATGAAAAAAATTATGGGACACTTACAACAAATTATTCCTTAAATAAAATCTTAGGCGAATATTTTATAATTCATTTTATTTCTTGTGTCCTGAAAGGAGAAGAATATGGATTTCGCAAACGCAATGAAAGAGGAAGGCAAATTCATAAGAACCGAAAATGGCGCAGTTGCGCTGAATACCACAAGTGATGCAAGGCTTGATCTATTCGGAACTATTGGTGCATTAAGAGATGCCGACGAGAATAGAATCACTGCATTGTTCTCAGAAGCGTATGCACAGGACAAACTTTTTGCAACAAAGATAATTTTCTATGCAAGAGATATTCGTTGCGGACTTGGAGAAAGAAAAACTTTCCGAACCATTATTCGTTATATGGCGGAACATCATCCAGAATCACTTAGACCGAATCTTGATTTGATTGGAGTGTTTGGAAGATACGATGATCTTTATGAATTGATTGGAACGCCACTGGAAGATGATATGTGGAAGACCATGAAAAATCAGTTCGAGGAAGATCTGAAGAACCTTAATGAGGGCAAAACAATTTCTTTGCTTGCTAAATGGATTAAAACTGCTGATGCAAGTAGCACAGAGACTAGAAAATTAGGAATTCTGACTGCACAGAAGTTAGGCTATCCGGTTTACAACTTTAAGAGAATCATTCGCAGTATGAGAAAGCAGATAGGTGTTGTCGAAAGTCTCATGTCTGCCGGTAAGTGGAACGAGATTAAATATCCAGAAGTTCCAAGCCGTGCAATGATGATTTATCGTAGAGCCTTTGCAAAGCATGATCCAGATGGATTCAGCGAATTTATCAATAAAGCTGATAAAAGAGAAGTTAAAATCAACGCTTCAACCTTGTATCCATACGATATCGTAGAGAAAATTCTTTACGAAAAAGAAAACAACAAAGTTCTTGAAGCACAGTGGAAAGCACTTCCAGATTATGTTGAACAGGGAACAAATGCACTGATAATGGCTGATGTATCTGGCTCAATGTATGGAAGACCAATGGCAACATCAATCGGTTTGGCAATATATTTCGCTGAAAGAAATACGGGTGCATATCATAACTTGTTTATGACATTCTCTAGCAATCCACAGATTGTCACATTAAAGGGCGAAACACTTCACCAGAAAATAATCAATGTTGCAAAAGCAAATTGGGGCGGTAGCACAAACCTTAAAGCTGCATTTGAGAAAGTACTCGATATTGCTGAAGAGAACAACGTTTCGCAAGAAGAGATGCCGAAAGCTATAGTTGTTATTTCTGATATGGAAATTGATTACTGTGGAAATAAGGACTGGTCTTTCTATGACAAAATGGCAAGCAAATTCCGAAAAGCCGGATACATCATTCCGAATATTATCTTCTGGAATGTCGACAGCAGACATGATGTGTTCCATGCAGATGCTACAAGAAAAGGTGTGCAACTTGCAAGTGGCCAGTCGGTAACAGTATTCAAACAGGTATTGCAGAATCTTGGATACAATCCAATTGAAGCTATGGAGAATACAATTAATTCAGAGAGATACGATTGTATCACAATTGAATGAAGTAAAAAGTGAAAATCAACCCAGCTTTTTTAACTGACCGTGACAAGCGGTACGGAATGTAGCTCAGGTGGGAGAGCACACTGTAAAAGTGAGGACGCAGGTTCGAATCCTGTCTTTCCGATTCCAGTGAAGTGCTATCACTGGAAGTGTGAATTCATTCATTTTATACTTACCTTTCTATGAATGGTTTCCAGTACTCCACGTTGGGTGGCTAGTTGCGGTTCAAGTCCGTGTACTGGAATTTCTATTTTAAGGAGAGACTATGGAAGAAAAAGATTATTGTTGTACATGCAAATGGTATGCACTGGAAGAAGGCGTCTGTTGCAATGATGGTAGCGAATATTGTGCAGATTTCCGATTCATTGATGATAGTTGTGAATGCTGGGAGGCTAACTACGAGTCAAATCTGTGTGCTGGAATTTTTTGTTTAGGTAGGGGGTACTATGGATAATATACAGTTATTCCAAGGAGATTGCTTGCGTGTCATGAAGGTAATCCCTGATAAAAGCGTTGATATGGTGCTATGCGATCCTCCATATGGAATTACACAGAACAAATGGGACAATATTATCTCACTGGAAGCCATGTGGGAGGGGTATCATCGGATAGTAAAGGATAATGGAGCAATCGTTCTATTTTGCCAACAACCATTCACATCAGAGCTTATTATGAGTAACAAAAAAGAATTTAAGTACGTATTTACATGGTACAAGCATTACTGTCGGAATTTTTTAAATGCCAAAAAGCAACCATTGAGAACCACTGAGAATATTGCAGTATTCTATAAAAAACAATGTACATACAATCCAGAAATGAAAATTGGAAAGTTGAGAAACAAAGGCAATGGCACTCAAAAAGGAAACTGCTATGGGGATTTTAAAAGATTGCATGTCAGGAATAACCAATACTACCCGACAGATATTTTAGATTTTGCCGGAGTTCCGGCAATACAACAGTTTCATCCTACGCAGAAACCTGTCGAATTGCTTGAATACCTAATTAAAACCTATACGAACGAAGGGGATATTGTTCTTGATAATTGCATGGGCGTTGGCTCAACAGGAATCGCCTGTACAAATATAAGCAGACGGTTTATTGGGATAGAATTGGATGAAGAATATTTTAGTATAGCTAAAAAGAGGATTTACGGGGAAATAAAATGTTAATACAAGGCAAAGAAATCAACGATGAATGTTCCAAGTGCGGAAATATTCTCGAATGCGAGTTGTTTCGACAGGGACATGGAATAAAACAGGAACGTGAGAATATAGCAAAGATGATCAAGTGTCAGATAAAGCACAGGGAGGGCAAGGAAAAATAAAATTATGGAAAATAATTTATCGTTACGAGACAAACGTAAATGTCCATTTTGCGGAGGAATAGTAATCAATACAGGAGCGGATATCTTTGGTGGCGACGTAGATGCTGCAGGTTTGAGAACTGATGCAGAATGGATTTGTACAAACTGCAAAACTGAATTTAATAGTGAATTTTTTCTCGAATCTGATAGGATTAAGACGATTTATAACGCAAAGGTCACATTACTTGACAAAAAAGATTGTCAACCTAACATTCTTGGAGAATTAGATAATGATAGAGGAATATGGTGATATAAAATGATTAAAATTTTAGTTCCCGGAACATTAAAAAGAATAAATTGCGGAAAATGCGGAGCAGTGTTGCAGTACGATGAAAAAGAAGATGTTAAAGAAGAATGCATAGAAAAGATGCTTTCTACAAATATGCCATCTGGACGTGGACGTAAGCAGAAATATATCATATGCCCACAGTGCAAGAATAAAATAGTTACGTGGTCTACAAGATAGGAGAAGATACCATGATTAAGAAACTCTGCAATCTTTACATAAAACACAAGACAAAAAATCTCACGAGGATTCCATTGTTCACAATGATGTTTGACTGGAAGAAGTTTCAAGAGGACGGAAAAAAGGGAAGTTGTTTACTGTATGTGATTCATCCAGATATCGCAGAAGATTTAGTTTTGCGTAAGAAACTGTGCGACTGTGTAGATTATATCCGTAACAATTACGATATGGAAATGTTTACAAAATTTTAGTGGAATGAATTTCAGGTGAACGGTGTTGAAAAACAAAACAATTTTGGAATTGGAAAAGGAAAATAAAAGACTTGCAGTCAAAAACAAAGAACTCGAAAAAAAACTCGAAAAAGCCAATTCGATTGTTATGGCATATACAAATGAGTTGCAAACCAGAGAAGTTATAAAAGGCGTTTGGGATACGCAATTGCCACTGATATCTTCTCTAATCTGATACGGAGCACAGTAAACAATGGTACAGTGATCAGCATCAGTCCGATTGCATCACAATCAATCAGCTTCAGACAGCATTGGACGTAATGGTCGATCGATACGCACAACTAAGAAAGAATCATGGGGTGAGCTGATATGGAAGAGTTTAAGACAAAAGATGGAGTGATAAAAATCAAAGAATCGGTTTCACTTAATAAATGGGAGTTTCCGATTCACACAAAAGGAAGAATTGAAACAATTAAAAGACTGTCGAAAAAAGGACTATCTTTTTCTGGTGCTGCACATATTATATGCAAACAGAGAGCTTTTTTTAATAATGAATTTACGCAACAATCGAACGAACAGATGCTTGTTGATGCTTTACGATATAAAAATGGTTGCGTGAAAGTAACAACCAAAAAACTAATATTGGAAGAACCGTTCTATGATGTGGAACAAAACAAGACATTGATTTACGGGATTGAAGCCAATGGAGAATATGACGTATCAAATAATTATCTGAGAATGCATGGAATACCTGTAGCACGCAGAGTTC